GTCTAAGATTGGTAATAACTGGTATGAGTGTCATTAATTGTTGACACACTTTTTAAGTATGTTATAATATTATTATACCACCAACAAAGGAGAATGGTATGGAACAAACACAACGTGTAAAGATCAAGGCTGACGTAATGTGGGCTAACCTTGACAAGCCTAACGAAATGTCTGGCAAGTATCAGGTAGACCTCTGCAATCTGTCGGATGCCGCAGTAGGTGCACTGGAATCAATGGGTCTTTCTGTACGTCAGAAGGATGACAAGGGTTACTTTATTACCTGCAAGTCTAACCAACCAATCAAACCATTTGACAAGACTGGCGATGTTCTTGATGGCATCTCAATCGGCAATGGTTCAAAGGCAGTAGCCCTGATCGGTTCGTACTCATGGACTTTCAAAAATAAGGAAGGTGTATCACCATCACTCAAGAAGCTGGTCATTGATGAGCTAGTGACCTATGATGATGCTGAGCCTGCGTCAGCACTTGTCGATGACGATGAGATCCTCTAGGTGTTACACGCCCTGATTGACGCAGACATCCTCATCTACCGCATAGGATTTGCAACACAGAATGAGGATGAGTCACGGGCCATACGTACTATGGCAGGATTCTTGGAGGACTTACTCCTCTTTGACCTGCCTAATACACAGACGTGGGAGTTGTTCCTCACAGGGAAAAGCAACTTTCGGTATGAGTATGCAGTGACAGCGGACTACAAGGGCAATCGTAAGGGGGCAGAGAAGCCCACTCATTACCATCTACTACGGGAGTATCTTGTATCCTCTTGGGATGCGCTTGTGGTAGAAGGTATGGAGGCTGACGATATGTTAGCCATCAGAGCTACAGAGCTTGGGGATGACAGCATCATAGTGACACTGGACAAAGACCTCGATCAGGTTTCCGGTTGGCACTACAACTTTGTCAAGAAAACCAAGTACTACATAGCAGAAGATGAAGGGCTTCTCAACTTCTACAAGCAGTTCCTCATTGGAGATGCGGTTGATAACATCAAGGGTGCTAAGGGTATTGGAGAGAAGAAGTCTCACAAGCTACTGGAAGGTAAGACTGAACAGGAAATGTGGGACATTGTAGTTGAGCATCTAGGAATAGATCACGCATGGGAGAATGGGCATCTGCTTTATATGTTACGAACACCAGACGATAGGTTTAAACCGCCGGTATGAAATCACAATCAGCAAAGGCCAAGGGCCGCAAGCTACAACAGGCTGTACGTGACGCCATCCTGCAGAGATTCCCAGACCTAGAGCCTGATGATGTTCGTAGCACTTCAATGGGTGCAGGGGGAGAGGATGTACTTCTTAGTCCTAAAGCTAGGAAGCTCTTCCCCTACTCTGTTGAGTGTAAGAACCTTGCAAAGATTGCAGTATATAATTACTACCAACAGGCAGGAACAAACTGTGGAAAACATGAGCCGCTAGTTGTCATCAAACAGAATCGTTGTAGACCGCTAGCAGTAATAGACTTAGAACATTTCATGCAATTAGTAGGAGACTACAATGAAACTATTTGATGATGAGAATAAAATGTATGTTCACTTGGAAGTACGTAGCTATGGTAAGACACGCAGTCTTAATGCTGAGTATGATGACGATACAGAATGGTGTGAAGTTTTGAATGACTTAGTGTCAACGCTTGAGAGTCAGTGGGGATACTCATTCAACATCCACAAGGAGCATGAGGTAGGTATCTACTATCCGGGAAAGAATGATGACTGATACATACCAAGTAGGGGGAGAACACTACACTTCCAAGTCTGTCCAACCGTGGCAGGCTATGGAGTCATGGATGTCTGAAGAACAATTCAAAGGATTCCTAAGAGGCAACGTAATCAAGTATGTAGCACGTTATGATGAGAAGGGTGGGAAGACTGACCTACAAAAAGCAAAACATTATCTTGACAAATTGATCGAGATGTATTAGAATAGTAGGTTCGCATTATGATAACGCTACAAGAACTTAAAGATAAACTAATGCAGTTGGATGAAGTAACTCTGATGGAATTGTTGGAGATTACTTCTGAAGACTTGGTAAATCGGTTCGCTGATTACATTGAAAATAACTATGAATACTTCTCTGGAGAATTTGATGAGCAAACACCTTGGGATAACGATTGATTATGAAAGAGACTTTCGCCTCAGTGACCAAGCAATTAAACTTATGCAGGATTACTACATGCTTGAGCATGAAGACAGTCCTCAGCAAGCCTTTGCACGTGCTTCAGTGGCTTACTGCAATGGTGACCTTGATCTTGCACAACGCATATACGACTATTGTTCAAAAGGTTGGTTCATGTTCGCTAGCCCTGTTCTATCTAACGCCCCAGAACCGAACGGAAAGATTAGTGGCCTTCCTATTAGTTGCTTCCTTACTTATGTGGGGGACAATCTTGATTCTCTTATTGAGCATAATGGTGAAGTAGCATGGCTTTCCGTAAAGGGCGGTGGTGTGGGTGGGCACTGGGGGGACGTGCGGGGTATCAGCGACAAAGCCCCCGGCCCGATCCCGTTCATGAAAGTAGTGGACGCACAGATGACAGCGTACAAGCAGGGCAAGACAAGGAAGGGGAGCTATGCCGCCTACCTAGACGTAAGCCATCCTGACATCGAGGAGTTTATTAGTTTCAAGGTAGCGACAGGTGGTGACATCAATCGCAAATGTTTTAATCTATTCAACGCAGTGAACATCACTGATGAATTTATGGAGAAAGTAATTAATGATGAACAATGGAATCTTACAGACCCGCATACAGGAATTGTCAGAGATACAGTCCAAGCTCGCAGACTGTGGCAACGAATCCTTGAAGCTCGCTTCAGAACTGGTAGTCCTTACCTTAACTTTATCGACACAGCCAGAAGAGGTTTACCGGAAGCTCAAAGAAAACTTGGACTGTCAATTAATGGCAGTAACCTCTGCAACGAAATCCATCTCGCAACAAGTGAAGAACGCACAGCCGTATGCTGTCTCTCCTCAGTCAACCTTGAACGATACGATGACTGGAAATCAAGCGGAATGGTTGCAGACCTTATCCGATTCTTGGACAACGTGCTTCAATTCTTTATTGACAACGCACCAGAAGAACTATCAAAAGCTGTCTACTCAGCTTATAGAGAACGCTCAGTCGGCCTTGGAGCAATGGGCTTCCACGGCTACCTCCAAAGCAAAGGCATAGCATGGGAGTCATGGCAGGCGGCGAGTGAGAACTATGCAATCTTCAAAGACATCAAAGCCCAGTCTGTTGAGGCAACCTACTCGCTCGCTGTGGAGCGTGGCGAATGTCCTGATGGAGTGGGTTATGGTGTTAGAAATATGCATCTGTTGGCTGTTGCTCCTAACGCTAATTCTAGCATCCTATGTGGGTGCTCTGCTAGCATTGAACCACGCATTAGCAACTGCTTTGTCCATCGTACTAGGGCCGGTAGTCATACTGTTCGCAATCCGTACCTTGAGGAACTCTTAGATGATAAAGGACAGAACACTAAGAAGGTGTGGCAGTCTATTCTTGAGAACGAAGGCTCTGTTCAGCACTTGGAGTTCTTATCCGATGACGAGAAGAGTGCTTTTAAAACAGCGTTTGAACTTGACCAAGCATGGGTTGTGGAACATGCGGCTAAACGACAGGAGTTTATCTGTCAAGGACAATCAGTTAATGTCTTCTTCCCTGCGGGCACGGACAAGGCTCTTGTCAATCAGGTACATCTCAAGGCATGGAAGGAAGGGCTTAAAGGACTATACTACCTCCGCACGACTGCAGGTGTTACGGCTGAGAAGGTTGGAACAAAGGTAGATCGTAATGCACTGAAGGACTTTGAAGACGATGATGTCTGCGTGAGTTGTCAGGGATAACATAGTATCCATATATGTTGCTTTTAAGTGCAAATGGATATTATAGTGTACACATATGTTGCTTTTATAGTGCGTTCGTGTACACTTATAAGTGCATAAAAAAGTTATAACTTGCGTTTATCAGCGCATAAAAATGGGAATAGATTACATAAAATGTAATTATCTATGCATAGTATTCCTATGCAAAGGAGAACATATGCAAACCAAAGCAGGAACAATTGAAGTCACAGACTACGTTGAACATGAGGATGGTAGTGCAACCTTGGTTGTCGATACAGACCCGGATGCGACAAAGCTGTTGGTTAGTGTAGGACTCAGGAGGTTGCTTGAGATGGCTGTCAATCAGGAGGAAGGATATGAATTTAAAAAAGACATACTTGAAGCTACTGAAGGCACATGCCAAGAGGAAACTGGACAAGGCACAGAAGCACTACGAGAAGGTGATAGTACAGATACTGAAGGACAAAGATGAAAGAAGAAATAAGCAATCTAATTAAAAGACTGGATATAATTAAAGACTCTGATCCTTTCAACAGACGATTACTGAATGATTGTTTTACGATGTTACAAAAATCGTACAGCGAGATAGAGAGACTACAATACCATAACAATAATCTGATGAATGTAATATATCAGAATCAAACAGAACTGGAGAACTTAGATGGCCCTACTGGAGAGTAACACAACATACAAACCATTCAACTACCCGTGGGCTGTGACCTATGCCACTGAGCATGAGCGTATCCACTGGATTGAGGATGAACTAGAACTACAAACTGATGTGAATCACTGGAAGAGTGGTTCATTGTCGGACAAAGAAAAGAATCACATCACACAGATACTACGGTTGTTCACACAAACAGATGTAGCAGTAGGCACAAACTACCTAGAGTACTACATCCCTAAGTTCAAGAACAATGAGATCAGGGCTATGCTGACTGCATTTGCATCACGTGAGTTTATCCACCAACGTGCCTATGCTTTGTTGAATGATACGTTAGGGTTACCGGAAGAAGAGTTTACAACATTCCTAGAGTACACTCAGATGGCTGAGAAGGTAGACTTCATGGGTGACATTGACATGCACAGTCATCAAGGTACTGCACTGGCTATCGCACGATCAGTGCTCAATGAAGGCATGAGTCTGTTCAGTGCGTTTGCTATGCTACTCAACTATCAACGCTATGGCAAGATGCCGGGTATGTGTACTGTTGTAGAATGGTCAGTACGTGATGAGTCACAACACGCAGAAGGGATGGCTAAGTTATTCAGGGCGTTCTGCGATGAACATCCAAGAGTTGTCAATGATGATTTTAAGAAAGATATCTACGAAATGTTTCGCACTGCAGTCAAACTTGAAGACAAGGTTATTGATCTGGCGTATGAGATGGGTGACTTGGAAGGTTTGTCGGCGGCAGATGTCAAGCAGTACATTCGCTACCTCGCAGACAGACGTTTACTGCAACTTGGCCTCAAGACCAACTGGAAGGTTAAGGAGAATCCTCTGCCGTGGATGGAAGAGATACTAGGTGGATCATCGCTGTCTAACTTCTTTGAGAAGAGAGTCACTGACTACAATGCACATGGGCTAGAAGGGGAAGACTGGGGATGGTAGTATCATTTAGACTCTGGCATGTGTTCGGACTCTCTGCGGAGTCTGTTGAAGCACAGCCAGTATATGGACATAAGAATGATGAGACTGAAGAAGATGCTACAATCTACTTCTTTGATGGATATATAATCAACATCCCTTTTGTTAAGATTATGATTGGGACTGTGTACGGGCTAGAAGAATAGGTTCACTCTCCAGTGAAATTGTAGCCCCCTTGATGGGGGCATTTTTTTATCTTTCGTTTGACTTGTCACGCTGTGCTAGGTAGTCTTCAAAGCCACCGAACATGAAGTTGTACCATGTAGCCATCAGTGGTACTGTTGGGCCAACGACTGGTGTAGTCCTGATGATAGGCTCAAAGTCAAACTCCTGAGTATCCGAACCAATCTGTCCTATCTCTTTAGCAAATGCTTCAACCATTGGGATTGGTGGTGCTACGGTAGCCGCAATACCCTGCATGATTTCACCCTGCTTAAAGTAACGCTTGTTCACGTACTCATTGAAGCCCATGACATTCAGAGTTTCCCAGAGTAACTGATTAGGGAACTCCTCAATCGCTTCCTCAGTCGATGTAATCTTACCAGTCAGTACATCACGTATAGTCTGTAGCGTACCGTTGGCTATTGATATAAAGGCCGCATACTTTAGGGCAAACTTTGTAGCCTCTTTAGGATCAGACTTAGCTTTGTTATAGATGTTTCTACGTAGGATGTCAAGCTGTTTAATTGTGAATGACTTCAGCGCATAGAAGATACGCCCGTTAGGATGACGTAGGTATGATTCAGGCACTTCCAACAGACTAATTGGCTGGACACCAGAGAGTTCATTGAACAGGTGAAACTTTACCAAGTCCGATGGCTCACCATTACGCAGATCAATAATCATCTGGTCAATATCATCACCGTACCTAGCACCAAACTTATTCCTAAATGCCTGTGCACCTGCATCAGACCGTACCATGTTCACAGCCTTGTTGTATGATGCATTGATGAATGTTTCCTTACCTAGCTTGTCAATACGCTTGAAGCCTGACAATCGGAAGAGTCTGTCAAGAGTTCTGCCCGGTCTGTCAATGTCCTGAATGATCGTGTCCTTCAGAGC